CAATATCAATGCCAATAAAAACAAAAAGGCAAGCCCTACTACAATATTAAAAAGTAAATATGTCAAGGCAACATTAGATACATATTTTGGATTATTGGCCATATCATTTTTCTATTAGTCTTACAATAGTAACCAATTGTATCTTAATAGCCAAAGAACTTATTAGACCAACAAGAGTTGTATACAAGGCAGTAGACATACCCAAAGACATATTAATCAAAGCCTTTTGTACTGATACTATATTAGTAACATCTAATTCATTAAATGCAGTTCCTAGCATTAAAATAAATCCTGTTACCGTACCAATAAGACCTAGTACAAGACAAGATTCAGCGATAAACCATCCATCTTCTAGATCATAAACAGCTTCTTTGGGTGTAATATTTTTTTCTTTAAATGAATATACCTTTTTTCCTAACCATAAGGAAACTAGAATTAATATTCCGAGAATAATAAATCCTATCCGAGTAATATCTTCTCGGTACAGGTGATGGAAGAAATTAAAATGGTATGCTACTGTGCCTAAAGCAATTTGAGTACAGAATAAAAACCACCATCTTATTAAGATACTAGAAACATTTCCTACAATATTAGTAATTTTATCTATCATATCTATATTTAGTTTAAAATCACGGGGTTAGAGTTCGTCTGCTTTTGGCGATAAATATTCCCATAGATATAAATATTTTGGGGAATAATTAATGAGTTTTTTTGGCCATGAGGGTACAGTGTATGCGGCGGGTGTTGTGGAGGATCGTCACGACCCAGAAAAGTTAGGACGAGTTAGGGTTCGTTGGCTTGGCATACATACCGAAGATAAACAAAACATTCTAACAAAGGATCTTCCTTGGTCTCAGGTAGTACAACCAGCGACCGGACATAACCATGCTGGAATCGGCCACAACTCTAATATTCTAGAAGGAACTTGGGTCTTTGGTATAGCGAAGGATCCAGACCTATTACAAGATTGGATGGTATTAGGTGTTTTGCCTGGTCTGAATACTCGTACCGCATATCGTGGTGGTAAAGGTCGATCTTGGAACAAAGCAAGAGGCGATTTAAAAAAGATACAGGAAAGTTATGACCCAGCAACACCTGATTCTGAAAAAACTTATATAGATTATGAAAAGGGATTTTATGATCCCACCACCGATTTGCGAAATGTTCCTTGGCCACCATCTACAGCAAGTTACGGAAACCCAGTAGCAGATCATACGTTCACACCAAAAGAGAAACATCCAGACCTCTCTTTGGAAGATACCGATAAAAAACAAACAAGAGTACCTAACTACTCAGATGCTGTTGGTGGCGACCATCCGTCCTTATTGGATTTAGATGGTGAAGAGGCGGCACAATGGGAGTATGAAACTACAAAGGCTCCAGAGTTTACAAGAGCAACACATTCAGATGTACTTCATGCATTATATAAAACTACTCGTAGATTAACAGCAGATAAAAGATTTCTTCCAGAATGGACACATTTTGGAACATTCAGATGGCCCGATGCAAACACTTATACTAAACCTGGCTCAGATGAAGAACCGGAAGGACAAGAACCACAACGAGAATGGCTTGGAGATTTTGGTGATCGCAAAAAGGGCCGCGAAGGAGTTATTCTTTCAACAGGATATTTAGAACCAGATTTTTGGTCAGAGGACCGAGAATATGGAAAAACAGGAGGAACATATGGTCCATCTTTTCCTGTTACGAGAGATACACCCACATATATTCCGACAGAAGATGCTGATGTTCTCGGTATATCTCCAAATGATACACGAGCTTCATGGGGTCAAAAATCAAAAGAAGAAACTGGTTATTGGTCATTGGACGGAGAAGATTATCGCGTACCTAATCCTAGAGTACGTTGGGTTCGCAAGGAACATCTAACACCAACAGAAGAACAAACAGTTAAGGAACTATTTGATGCCGGACATTATGGAACAGGTATCTATAATGTTAGTGACCCAGAAGCTGATGATAGTCGAAAAGATATCCGCTGGGAAGACGTTAGCAATGATGATTTGGTTGTTGTACCTACACCAGATACTAATACACTTGCTATGGGTGGTATTCCTATTGAATCTTGTGACGGAAAAACCGTAACTACAAAATCTAGTTTATGGGCTGATAAAACAACTTATTTTTCTGATCCGGGTTTATCTAGAGGTGAACCAGCAAAACCTTTAATTCAAAAAGGTGATATTGTGCAGATAACGGGTGTCCGTGGAATGCAGGAAATCAATGGTCGTGTTTTCCGTCTAATAGGGTGTGAGGATAAAGACGGAAGTTTTACCATGAAACTTGGCACAAAGGATGGAAAGGTTTGGTCTGGGCCAGGAGACAAAGCAGTAGATAACGAAAACTGGTCAGAGTATCTTGGTGGTGGTGTAGTCATTCCACATAATCCACATTGGATGTTGTGCTGGAAGGCCGATATGCGGGAACGTCAAATCAATATCGGGTCACCTGATCCAGAAACAGGCGTCAATGCAATGCACTGGAATCAACCCACGGGTGACTTCAATGCTCGTTATCCATATAACAATGTTTATGAATCTGAATCAGGTCACATCATGGAGTATGACGATACACCTGGAGCAGAACGTATCCATCAGTTCCATCGTTCCGGTACACACTACGAGATTGACCACAACGGCACACGGACAAACTATGTAAAGGGTGACAACTACGACATTCGGTTGCACGATGATTATGTTTATGTCAAGGGTAAGGTCGTACACACGTTTGACGATGAGGTAATGATACGATACAACGACCGGGCCGAGATATCTGCAGCATGGAAACTTCAATTATGGTCTGGTGGTGACTTAGATATACATTCAAAACGTAATATCAACTTCAAGGCTGATGGTGATATCAATATGCAGGCAGATGGTCACATCAACCTACATGGTACTGGTGTTACTGCTGAGCAAACTGATGAGTATCGTGCCGGTTCTAGAAATATGAAAGAGCGATCTAAGATTCGTATGAAGGCAGGACATATCGAGCTTGAAGCTATCGGTGATGAAACCAAACCAAAGCAATACGGCATATTTGCTCAGTCAAACCAGGCACCAATGGGTTTAAAGACACTGGCAGAAGGAGATGCTGGTGATATACACATTGCTGCTGGAGAAGATTTGGAACTTTTTGCTTGGAAGAATCAATATCGACAAGCTTGTCAAGCAAATATTTATGATTATGTATATGGAGATTATAGGCTGGGAGTTCAGAATGGAGACATTCATGTTTATGCAACTACAGGAAAAGAAATTCATAAAATAACCCAAACTGTCGATATTACTTCCTGTCAAGGAGACATTAAGTTAAATGCTCCATATGATATTGAGGCAATTCCTCCGGCTACTCAATATGGTAATATCTATCTGAATACTGGTCGGAAAATAGAGGCACAATCAGAAAGAGAAATATCTCTTTATAGTGAGTCATATTTAAATTTAATTTCTTGGGGAGAAGGAATGCTTCAAACTTTGGGCGGTCCTTTGGGTATTAAAGCAAAATCTGGTTGTTATGATGATGGTAAAGAAGAAGGTCAGGGCATGATTGATATGCAGGCCGATGTAGCTGTTAATATAGCTCCAACGCCAAACTTTGGCCAGGCCTCGGTTATAGAAGCGGAGATTCCCACTCCCATAGACACTGAAGCTAGTCAGAAAAGTGAAACTACTTGGATTCCAGAAACAATGGAATTACTTTCAATTGATTTGCCAAATCCAAGGCCAGCTGCTGGTACAAGTGTCACTCAATTAGCTTTAAATGCTAATAACCTAGAAGCTGGTATTGGAGGTGAGAATATTCGTAACCTTCACGACACAATTGAAAACTTGCAAGAGGGACTAAGTGCATATGTAACAAAAATGTATCCTTCAACATCCGATAAAAAAGTTTACATTGAAGATCAAAGTGAAATGATTATAACTGGAGTTTCAACACATGATTTAGAATCGCCGTGGAATGGATATGAAGCAAAAAATAAAACGGTAAGGCCTTTGGGAGTAGAAAATGCCAAAAGATTTACAGCAGTTCCTGCTCTTTGTGATACTAGCGAACAAGCGGCAGTAATTGAACCTTGCAGAGTGATACCACCTATGCCTTGTGAAGTACAGTTTAATTTTTGGTTATCTATATACTCCGCGGAAACTTTTGCAGGAGATGGAGTAACCCCTATATTCTTAACCGTCGCTCAGTCAGAAGCTACTCATATTGGTGTTATTATAAATTCCGGCGAGGGTATTTATGATTGTTTAGTACTTGATGCTGACTACACACTTACCGATGATCCTCTTATTCCTGGAATAGCAACATTCGATTTCTCAGCGGGATGGGGAGCGCCAGCATCAGGGTCAGTAGTTTATGCATTTTATAATTAAAATAGGAGAAAAAAATGTTAAAAAATTTAATTGAAAAAGTGAGAGAAAAAGAATTAAGTTTGGGTGCCCTTATGGTACTCATCGGTGTACTAGTCTGGATTATTCCAGTAAAACTAGTTTTAACATTATTCGTCATTTATGGTTTAGTATTAATCTTCTGGAAGAAAGAAGATAAAGTAAGAGATGTTCACCATCATCACCATCACAATGGCAATAGCAAGAAGAAGGTGAAACGCAAGAATGGCTAAACAAATAAAAACTCTAGCTATGAAACTAGAGCCAGTAAAAAAGAGAACATCTATTGGTAACTCTGTACGTTCTAGGCCCAAAAATAAAAATAAGAAACGGGACTATAAAAAGTACAGAGGTCAGGGCAAATAGATAAATATTAGTACATGACTACACAATACAATACAGGGTTTTCTGATGCTCAAGCTGTTAATGATAGCGAGCGCAGTAATTTTATTTACAAGGACTTAAATCTTTTCTTTACGCCTAATCCGGTAACTAAAGATATTTCCAAAGTTACAGATATTCAAGCGATTAAAAGATCCGTTCGTAATCTTGTTTTATTGAATCCGGGTGAGAAACCATTTCACCCTGAGATTGGTACTGGTATTCGTGATGCGTTATTTGAGAATTTTACTCCTCCGGTTCGTGAGGCTTTAAGAAGCAAAATAGAAAATATTATTAAACTTTATGAACCTAGGGTAACTGTAATAAGTGTATCATTTAATGATATATCCAATGCACGTTTGGATAATAACCGATTGGATTGTACAATTCAATTTATTATTAACAATGTTCCTCAAAATGTTGAGGAAGTTGAAGTAATGCTACAGAGAATACGATAATGGCAGCAGGAATAAACACTAAAGGCAAGATGCAGATCACGGAACTTGATTTCGATGGCATCAAGAATAATTTAAAAACATATTTGAAAGGTCAGTCAGATTTTACTGATTATGACTTTGAAGGTTCAGGTATGAATATTTTGTTAGACACTCTTGCCTACAATACTCACTATAATGCATTTTTAGCTAATATGTTGGCTAACGAAATGTTCCTAGATACAGCACAGAAAAGAAACTCAGTTGCTTCTCATGCTAAATCTTTAGGCTATACACCAACATCAGTAAAAGCGCCTGTAGCATATGTAAAGGCTCAGGTGAATAATGCTACTTCTTCAAGTATCACAATGCCAGAAGGATATTCTTTTACTACAACAATTAATAGTGTATCTTATCAATTTGTAAATACTGAAAGTAGAACAATTCAACCAGATGCTGGGCTTTATGTATTTGGGCCCACGGCGGGTATTCCTGTTTATGAAGGTACTTGGGTTACAACTAGATTTACTGTTGATTTGAATGATGCTGATCAAAGGTTTATTATACCGAATGATAATGTAGATATGTCTACATTGAAAGTGCAAGTTCAAAATAGTGTAGGAGATACTACCACCGAAACATATACTAAAGCAGATTCACTTGTGGATGTTACAAGTACTACTAAAGCTTATTTCTGTCAAGAGACAGTTAATAACGAATGGGAAGTTTATTTTGGAGATGATGTTGTTGGTAAGGCTTTAGTTGATGGTAATATTGTTATTTTGAAATATGTCGTCACTAATGGTCTTGCTGCTAATGGTGCAACAACATTTACTGCCGGTGGTTCAATATCTGGTTTTGGTGATATTACAACTACAACAATGACCTCGGCTGCTGGTGGTGCTGTTGCTGAAAATCTTGATTCCATAAAATACAATGCCCCATTCAGTTATGCGGCACAGAATAGAACAGTTACGGCTAAAGATTATGCAGCGATTGTTCCTAAAATATATCCAAATGTAGAATCTATTTCTGTGTGGGGTGGTGAATATGAAGATCCTGCAGTTTATGGTAAAGTATATATTAGTATTAGGCCCAAAGCTGGTAACACATTAACCGAATCTACTAAAAATTCTATTGTAGCATCATTAGAAGAATATAATGTAGCTTCTGTCACACCTGTTATTTTGAATCCAGAAACTATTAAGATTATTCCTAAAATAAATTTTAAGTTTAATAATACAACAACAACTAAGAGTAAAGAAGATTTAGCTGCTCTTATCACAACTGATATTACAACATGGTCTGACGATAATCTAGAGAAACATGAAGCTATCTTTAGATATTCACCATTCACTACTATGATTGATAATGTTGATCCTTCTATATTATCTAATATCACTACAATCAAAACGAGTAAAACATTCTTGCCTTCATTAAGTACACAAATGAAGTATGAGATATCATTCAATAATGCTATATATCATCCCCATGACGGCCATCAATCAAAAACTACGGCTACTTCAGATTCTTCAGGAGTAGTGGGATCAACTGGTTTTAAATATACGGGTGATACTAATGTTTATTATTATGAAGATGATGGATACGGTAAAATCAAATCTTATTATATATCCGGCACAAGCAAAGCCTATAAAACATCAGGGCCAGTCGGTACTGTCGATTATGATACAGGAAAAATAATTTTAGATGCTGAAGATATTGCGTCTGTTGAGAATTATGATGGAACAACACAAAAACAGATTCGTATCACAGTTCAACCTTCATCTAATGATATCGTGCCTGTAAGAAATCAAGTATTGGAAATAGATTTATATAATATGTCTGTTGTTGGTATATCTGATAGTATTGCTTCTGGTTCATCCGATGGTGGAAGTTTATATAGCACGACAACTTCTTATAACTAATGGCTACTATTTACAGTAAAGTTTCAACTCAAGTAAGCGATCAACAACCGGATTTTATTCGGTCTGACCATCCAGATTTTCTAGCATTTCTAAAAGCTTATTATGAGTTTTTAGAGTCGGCAGAATTGAAGTTGAAAACTTTTGGTTCGACTGATTCTATTCAATATGAATTGGGAAGCACTACTTATATAGTATTAGAAGATACAAATAGATATCGTACTGGAGAATCTAATAATATCTTACTTGAAGATTACGATGCTGTAGGTGCATCTAAAGCAAGAAGTAATGGGGCCTTTGTAAACGGAGAAACTATTACAGGTCAAACATCTAAAGCAACTGCTGTAATTCGTGCAGAAGATATTAGTGCAGGCTCTCGTTTGTTTATTTCATCTCAAAATAAGTTTATATTAGATGAACAAATCGTTGGTCAAACTTCTGGCGCTACAGCTCATATCGTTAGTTATACTGCTAATCCTGTACAGAATGTTATGCAACTTTTGGAGTATATGGATGTCGATGATACGATTGGTGCTTTCTTCACACAATTTAAATCTGTTTTTATGCAGTCGTTGCCTGACGTTCTGGCTTCGGGGTTAGATAAAAGAAAAATTCTAAAGAGTATTAAAGACCTTTATCGTGCTAAGGGTACTAAAAAAGGTCATCAATTATTCTTTAGAATTTTGCTTGATGAAGATGCTGATCTTTACTACCCCACAAAAGATATGCTCAGAATTTCGGATGGTAAATGGACAGAAGATACTACTTTAAGAGTTTATGCACCCAATGATACTATATTAGATGAGGAAGCTTCATCGACTAGTGACATATTCATTTTATTGGAAGATGATTCTCAAATACTTATGGAAGATTCTATTAGTGGCATAGATGATTTATCTCTTTTAGTAGGACAAACTATTACACAACAAGCTGCTTTCGACCGTACTATATTGGAGGGCGGTCCTTACTACAATAAAGGATATAAAACTATTAATAAGACAACTGCGGTTGTTGATTCCGCTACACAACTTACAATTGGTGGAGAAACAATATTTGAATATGTTTTAAATCCAGATAGTTTAGATGGTGAATTTTTTGTAGGTCATAAGATTACGGGACCGAATAATACTAATAGTGAATTAACAATTACAGCAAAGATAGCGGCATCTATAGAGAAGGCAGTATTTCCTGCTGGAGAATATGATGTAAGTACCAAAGTTGGTACACCAGATACGGTTACGGTTTCTGCTGATGTTGGTTTAGAAGGTAAAGCTAGTATTACAGCTTTCAGTGCTGGTACAATTAAAAATGTTATAGTAGATGTTGGTGGTTCTGGATATAAAGTAGGAGATAAAATATCTGTAGACAACACAAATACAAATGGTAATTCTTTAGCCGGTGAAGTGTCTATCGTTAATGGTGGCATTGCTCCGGAGTCTGGAACACTAACTGACAATTTTAGAATTACATTAGAAAGTGGAACTCCAGGACAACCCGGAGAAATTTTATTAGAAGAATCTCTCATTACTTATGATAGAGCAACTGGAACTTTAGAAGTCGGTGAAACCTTTTCCGGATTAACTTCTAATGCTACCGGTGTTGTTATTGAAATTGTCGATGATAACACACTTCTATATCAACCGGTAACAGGTTCTTTTTCCTCTGGTGAAATATTATACGGCAACACTTCAACATATACCGTTAGGCTTACAACTAATACTATTAATACATTTATAGCTAATGAAGAAGATACAGGAATGTTATCGGGTGATAGATTTATCTATGAAACAGAAACAATAAAAAATGATGTTTACGATGGTGCTGTAATGGTCCAAGAAACTGATACTGGCGTTGGTGATGTTACAGATATTAGGGTGATAAGTAGTGGTTATAGTTATACATCTCTTCCACCGTTGAATGTTACACCATCTGCTCCATTATACGGAGGCGTGGGAGCTATCATACGAGCAAAAGGTGTTAATGTTGGTTTTGCTAGAGATATGGATATACTTGATTGCGGAGTACATTATACAGATCAAGATTCTCTGAGATTTTTAATACCAACCAATTTCTTATGTATATCAAAATCTGGACTCTTTACAAAAAATGAAACCTTAACAGGATCTACATCGGGCGCTACAGGTAGATTTATATCTGAAGAAACATCGACTGGTATTGTTAAGATGGATCAGTTAAGTGCTGCACCATTTATCGCTGGAGAAACTATAACAGGTTCTATATCTTTAGAGACCGCAGTAATAGATTCTTATACCGAAGAAGTTATTACTGGTGCTACTGGTGCTGCTGTAAAACGAACAGGAAAATATGTTAATGAGGATGGATTTGTTTCAGAGGCTTCAAAGAAAATTCAAGATAGTTATTATTGGCAAGATTATTCTTATGAAGTTAAAACAGCAACATCCATTATTGACTGGAGAGATGAATTACTTTCAACTATACATCCGGCAGGTTGGCAAGTTTTTGGCAGATTAGATATTGTAAGTAAATTATCACAGTTGGCAAATATAACGTCCGTTGCTGGTCTAGGAACATTCTTTAGATTAATGTGGCCGGCTTTATTCGGTATGCGATTAGGTACAGTAGATCAAGCGCCCTTGAATCCAACTCCAACATCGGAAGCTAATGAGCTGGATAAGACATCTAAACTTTATCAAAACGCTTTGCAGGTTAGTTCTGGAGCATCATTTACATTATATGAAACAATTACTGGTGGTACTTCTGGTGCTACAGGCAAGATTGCAGAAGATACAACCCATGATGATGGTACTCGCGTTATAATTTATACACCGGTTTCTGATATATTCCAGGCGTCGGAAACAATTACTGGTGGTGCTTCTGGTGTAACAGCTACAACAATAGAAGTATTTGGTTTGCGTGGTGAACGTGATAGAACATTATCCAAGCATAATGTTATTGATTTTCAAGTGGGAGGATTATTATTAAATAGTTCTACACCAACATATGATGATCTAACAGAGTTTAAATTTTCTCCAAGTATGGTTGATTCTAATGCATCATCTTTAACTTTTAGAAGTCACGATGTTTTTGTTGTTCGTGTTCCCTTTAGTACCTTGAATGGTAACATCAATAATTCGGTTGCTACTATTACTGTGACCGATGCATCAGACTACCCGACTGCTGGTACTATTCAGATTGGTGACGAATTGATAGATTATACCGGTAAGTCAAGCAATGATTTAACAGGTTGTAGTAGAGGTCAACATGGAACATCAGCAGCATCTCATACATCAGGTGCCCGTTTAGATTCAGTTCGTTGGGGCATAAACCAGAATAAAGGTTCTGGTTATAGAATTATGGATTGGTTAAAAGATTATCGAGGTAATGAAATAACTATAGCAGATATCTTAGCTACTCCAAAGAAACGAAATAATATTAGCCCACCATCGGTGGTTACTCTCTATATGACTTAACGGAATGTTATAAATAATAGAGATAAATATTCTCAGGAAATAATGATATGGCAGCAATCGTAACAAACAAATTCAGAATCAACAATGCTCTTCAGTTTTATGAATCATTTGGAGAAGCATCACCTACAGTTTATTATCTATTTGTAGGTAGACCACAAGCTTTCTCAACAGGTACAGGAGGAGGTACAGATTCAGCTCCTTCAACTCCAATAGATAATGTTTCTAACGAAATGGTATATTTCCGAGATATGTTAGCTGCTAAAAAGATAACATCAAGTGATGTTTCATATGTAGTTCCTCGGCATGATTGGACAACAGGCACAGTTTATGATTACTACAGAGGTGATTATGGTGCAACAGTCAACTCCGCAACAGTACAAACAGTTGCTGGTGGTACAGATATGTTTGCCACTACTACAAAAATGTATGTTCGGACTTCGGCAAACAATGTATATAAGTGTATGTTTAACAACAGTGGTGCCGCATCGACAGTAGAACCCACGGGAACAGCTACTACCGAATTAACGACTGCTGATAGTTATGTTTGGAAATATATGTATACGATGACCACAACAGAAGTTGCTAACCATATGACTCCTGACTTTATGGGCGTTCATACAGATTCCACAGTTTCAGCGGCTGCCGTTGATGGTGCTGTAAATCGTTATCATATTGCCGCCGGTGGTGCTGGTTATACTAACGGAACATATGCAACACAGACACTCCGAGGTGACGGTTCATCTGCAACATTTACATTAGTTGTAAGTGGTGGTGCTGTGACATCAGTTACCTCAACTGCTGCTGGTACTGGTTATACGTTTGCAGATTGTAATATAGATGCAATCTCTGGTATTGGCACACCTTCTAGTTCTGCTGTAGTTACACCGATTATTGGGTCCAAAGGTGGTCATGGGTACAATGCAGTAGAAGAACTTGGTGGTTTCTATGTAATGACTAACACAACACTCAGCGGCTCAGCAGGTTCTGGTGACTTTTTGGTCGACCAAGACTTTAGACGTATCGGTGTTGTTCGTGATCCATTTGACTATGGCACGACAACCATCTGTAGTGCTGATACTCGCAGTGCTTTAAAGTCAGTTACATTTAGTGGTACTCCAGGAACATTCACTAATGATGAAGTGATTACTGGTGGAACATCCGGCGCTAAAGGTTTAGTTGTAGATTATGATGCGAGCTCAAAGACACTTAAATATATTCAAACGGAATGGACTGGAATAGCTACTAATAAAAATTTAGTAGATTTTGCAACTAGTGAGATTATTACTGGTACAGATTCTTCTGCAACAGGTACAGTATCCGCTGTAAACAATCCAGAGATTGATTATTATAGTGGCGATATAATTTATGTTGAAAATCGAGCACCTATTTTAAGAGCTACAGACCAGACAGAAAATGTGAAATTAATAATAGAATTTTGAGCTAGGAAAATAATATGCCAGCAAAAACCAATTTTAATGTAAGCCCCGTTTGGGATGATTATCAAATAACAGATGATTTCCATCGTGTATTGTTTCGTCCCGGATTTGCAGTACAGGCAAGAGAACTAACAACCTTACAAAGTATTCTACAAAATCAGATTGAGCAGTTTGGCAATCATATGTTCAAAGAGGGAACTATAGTAATCCCTGGTAGTGTTGCATATGATAGTAAATACTATGCTCTAAAATTACAATCTATATTTGGTTCTGGTACAGTATCCACTTATCTAGACCAGTATGATGGTGCTATCATTACTGGTGCAACATCTGGTGTAACAGCTAAAGTCATTGGGTATGCGGCTGCAGATTCGACAACGGGTGATCCTGATACTTTGTTTATTAAGTATCAAGGCACTGGTTCTGATAACTCTACAGTAACATTTACCGATGGCGAAAATATTTCTGCCAATAAGGCTATTTCATCATATGCCTCTGATATTATATCCGCTACTACTGCAGCAACATCTTGTAATGCTACTGGTTCAGCAGTTAAGGTTCTTGCTGGTGTTTATTTTGTTCGTGGGTTTATGGTACAAAACACAGAGCAAACTGTTATTCTAGACAAATACTCAGCAACTCCATCCTACCGTGTAGGTTGGAATATAACAGAAACTTTAGTTTCTCCAGAAGTAGATTCCACATTACTTGACAATGCTCAAGGCTCATCTAACTATGCAGCTAAAGGTGCTTATAGATTTAAACTCAGTTTAACTCTTACTAAAAAGACTTTAACGGCAACTGATGATGAAAACTTTATAGAGTTGGTTCGTGTTAAAAATGGATTAGTTGAACAAAAAGTTAAGGCTACAGAATATGCTGTAATAGCAGACATGATTGCTAGACGCACTAATGATGAGTCTGGTGATTATATCGTAAAACATTTTGATATAGAAACCAGAGAACATTTGGATACTGGTACTAATAGAGGAATTTATACTGCTGCAAATGGTGGTTTAGAAAGTAAAGTTGCCCTATCTATTTCTCCGGGCAAAGCTTATGTAGATGGTTATGAAGTAGAACTTCAATCTCAATCTATTGTACCTGTAAATAAAGCTAGAACTACAGAAACATTACTAAATGATTTTATACCAGCAACTTTGGGTCAATATGTAAAGGTCACTAATGTTTATGGACAACCAGATATTACAGAAGTCGGTAGTACTATTAATCCTTTTGAGGTAGTAAAATTATACGATCAACAGACATCAAGTAGAGGTTCTTCTGCTGGTTCTCAGATTGGTTATGCTCGTTCAAGAGTGTTTGAATATAATTCTGGCCTTATAGGTAATGTTGCAGCAATACATCACCACTATCTATTTGACATTACAATGTTTAATACGGTTGATGTTTCTTCTGCAAGTACACTTACAACAGAAGCTGTTATAACTGGTTCAACCTCAGGCGCTACAGGTGTTGTTGTTGCTGGTATAAGTGGCGTTGCTCAGTTTCAGATTATGCAACAGAAGGGTGAATTCATCGCCGGCGAATCTTGGACTTCAAGTGTGTCAACCGATACTGCTGGTGGCACTATTATGGCAGCGACAGGAACTGCTGCAAATAAAAAGAACTTTGCCCGTGATGTAAAACAAATCTATATGGATTCATCGGCTGGTACAGCTTTCGATTATACTGCTGATATTAGTTTAACAGAAAGTAAAACCCTTGACGGCGTTACGGATGCCTCAGGTACAACTATTGTTGGTTATAATACTAAATTTACTAGAGATTTGGTTGTTGGAGATATAATTGAGCTACCAACTGGTATAGGTAATGCCTTAGAAGAACGACGAGTTACGGTTATTTCATCCGATAGGGAATTGTCAGTGGCGAATGGCGTTTCTAATGCACAAACTTCAATTACAATTAATAGAATTCGGGCTGCCATACAAGAAATTAAAGAATCATCTTTACTTTATAGAATGCCCAAGGATAATATCAAGACACTTCTTGATAGTGGTGGTGCAACAGATACAACTTATAGTTATAAAATTCAGAAAACAGGAACTACAAACGGAAGTGGTGTTGTAACATTTACTTTGCCCGCTGGTCATAGTTGGGATTCTCCTTCAACAGGAAGAAATTATACACTAACAATTAGTAGTGCTGGTTCAGGTACGGGTGCTGTTGGAGATGTTGTTGATATTACTTCTACCGGTGTTGTGTCTGGTTCAACTACATTAACAGTTACAGATGCTACAATATTGGGTAATGCTGCTGATGTTGTCTTGATGGGTACAGCTACAATAGGTATATCAACACAAAGAAGTAAAACTTCTCAACCGATGACTACAAAACAAATACAGTCACATACTGGTGGGGGTACATATCAGAATATGTACGGTGAAAGATTATCAGATGCTGATATTTCATTGTCTTATGCTGATGCCTATAAATTACACGCTGTCTATGAGTCAAAAGATAATTCAACTGATGCAGTTGCGCCAACATTGACTACAACAGGTGCAACAGGCACATTTACTACTGGAGAACTTATTACCGGTAGTGTTACTGGTGCTATTGGTCGAGTTATTTCAGATACAGCTAATACTGTAACTTATGTAAAGGTATCTGGCACCTTTACTGCATTAGATAGTATTACTGGCGGTACTTCAGCAAAAACTGCTTCTGTTACTGCTACTACAACCGGAGATAAAAATATTACATCTTCTTTTGTATTAGATAATGGCCAGAGACCCGGTTTTTATGATATAAGTAGAATTACTAGGCTACCAGGATTTCAAACTCCAATTGGCAGACTTCTTATAGTATATGACTACTTTACACACGGTACTGGTGATTACTTCTCAGTAGATTCATATACAGGTCAGGTAGATTATAAAGATATTCCAGAATATTCTAGTGTTACTCTTGATGTGGGAACTCTTGTTCCGGCGGGCGAGTTTGATTTAAGTGATGTTTTAGATTTTCGTCCAAGAGTATTGGACCAAACTGCACCAACTAAATCTCCGTTTGCTTATACTGTTAAAAACTTTGAAGGTACCGGTGCTATTGCTGGAAATATAGTTGTGCCGGATGATAATATTAGAGCAGATTATTCTTACTATTTGGGTAGAAATGATTTATTGTATTTGACAAAGGACGGGGAATGGATTACCGTTGAAGGTGTGCCTGCTGAAAATCCAGAATTTCCTGCAACAGATAATGCTAATATGTTAGTCGGTCGTATGATGGTTCCTGCTTACACATATTGGCCAGAAGATGTTGCTCTAGCTTATATGAATAATAAAGGCTTTACGATGAAGGATATTAGTAAATTAGAAACACGAATTGCTAATCTAGAATATTCTACAACATTGGCCCTTTTAGAAAAAGAAACAGAATCTTATAGCATTTTAGATGGTGATGGTTTAGACCGATTTAAATCTGGATTTATTGTTGATAACTTTTATGGACACGGCGTAGCAAATTCTCTACATCCGGATTATGGAGTTGCTGTTGATCCAGAGAATGGCCACGGTAGACCAATCGGTTTACAACATGGTGTAAACTTAATTGAAGAAGCAACAACTGATGCGACAAGAACTTCTTTAAACTATAAAAAATCCGGTGATATTATAACATTACCGTATACAGAAATAGAAGAAATGACTCAGCCCTATGCGAGTCGGATTGAAAGCGTAAATCCATATAGTGTGACTCAGTGGATTGGTAACATGAAACTAGAACCAGATAGTGATATTTGGATGGACGATGGTAGAGTTCCTGCTGTTACCGTAAATCTAGAAGGCAACTATGAGCAAATGCGTCGTGAATTGACTCAGTCCGGTGCTCTTGGTACTGTCTGGAACTCTTGGAACACTACATGGACAGGTAACCGTCGAGGCGGTTCGAGCTCCTTTATGCAAAGAAACCCTAACGGTTCTGGTGGTTCCCGTAACCTTGTTCGCCGAGTAAGTACATGGAGTTCTTCTGTTGATGTTAGAGAACGGAGAACTGGAGTTAATACTCGTTTAACAGAACGTATTGATAATATTAGTACGGGTGACCGTGTAACTAATGTCGAGGTTGTTCCTTGGATGCGATCTCGCGATGTAGATTTTACCGTAACTGGCCTTAAACCAAAAACCAGAGTATATGCTTTCTTTGACGGTGTTGATGTAAATGCTGATGTTAAACCAATTGAAGGAACATCACTATCTACATTATTAACTAGTAATCTTGCTAAAGCAGATACCACACTTAATGTTTCATCGACATCTGGGTTCCCAACAACGGGTATACTTGGTGTTGGTGATATTACTGAATCTGATCCTTTTGGTATTGGTAATATTCAGCAAGAACAAGTTACATATACAGGAAAAACAGCAACTTCATTTACTGGTATTAGTCGTAACACTAATAATACATATGATGAGGCTCAAAATTGGTTGAGTAATTCTCCCATAAGTAATGAATCATATGGCAATCCTCTCATAACAAATGATGTAGGTACATTATATGGTCGATTTAGAATACCTAATACAACTGAAAAAAGATTTAGAGTTGGTCAACGGACATTCCGTTTAACCGATAGTTCTACTGATAGTAGAGTTTCTGGTTTTGTTTACACTTCAGCTGAAAAAGAATATATGGCTGTTGGTCATAAACAGACCAAACAAGAACTTATTATGGCTGTTCGTAATGCTGAAGTTGTACGAACTGCGGTTGAAGAAACGAGGTCGAGAACTATCAGTAGTTCGGGCAGTTCAGTTGGTGCTTGGTATGACCCACTTGCTCAGAGTATCATGGTGGACCGAGAAGGTGGTATCTTTGTAACAAGTGTGGATATATTTTTCTCCCATAAGGATGATACTTTGCCTGTTTGGGTTGAGATGCGAACAATGGTTAATGGTTATCCATCAGGGACAATTTTACCATTCAGTAAAAAATCACTAACACCTTCTGAGGTTAATGTTAATGCTACAGATGGAACTACTCCAACCACATTCACTTTTGATTCACCAGTATATCTGAGTAATCTTACAGAATATTGTGTTGTTGTTGCATCTGATACTCCAGAATACAAGATTTGGATTTCAAGATTAGGTGAAGTTGATGTAGCTGCTAATAGAGCAATTTCTACACAACCAACACTTGGTTCACTATTCAAATCACAAAACGCATCTACATGGACGGCATCTCAATTTGAAGATTTAAAGTTTACTTTAAAGAGGGCCTCATTTGATACAACAAATACGGGTGCGTTTACAGTAGTCAATGAAGCATTTACACGAAAAGATGATTCAGCCGATAAGGGTAATGGATTAATTCCAAAACTAACTTCTAATCCTATAGAATCTGTAACCGGTCAAGCAAAGGTTAAAATTAATTTAATAAATCATGCCATGCATGATACAGATAATAATGTAGAGATTAAAGGTGCTGTATCTGACGTTAATGGAACACTTTTGAATGGTGCTATAACAAATGCTTCTACAACTATTACTTGTGATGATGTTACAAACTTCCCAACTGCTGGTACAGTAAAGATTGATAAAGAACTTATTACATATACAGGCAAATCTGGTACAACAGGTCTAACAGGTTGTACAAGAGGCACAGTCAATGGTGACGGCACAAACACAACTGCTGCCGCACACGACGATGACAGTATCGTGGAACTCTATATGTTTGCTGGTATTCCTCTCATTGAAATTAACAAAATACATACTGCTATTGCCGATGTTGAGTTGGATAGTTTTACTGTTGCAACAACCGCAACAGCTACGTCCACAACAACTGGTGGTGGTGACAAACTCTATACAACAAAGAATGTTTCTTATGATGTAATACAACCAGCTATACAAACAATGGAGTTGCCCAATACTACGGTAACAGGACAAATACAAACAACCTCAGGCACCACGGCCGGGTCAACCCAACAATCGTTTAGTAGATTAAGTGCTAGTAATGCTGTTAGTATTCCTTTAAATGAAGATTATTATTTTTCCAGTCCAAATCTCATTTGTTCGCCAATCAATGAAACAAATGAATTGACTGGCAATAAATCTTTAAGGCTTACTATGTCATTGGCTTCAACAAAAGAAAACATTTCACCTGTAGTAGACAGTCAGCGCATGGTAGCAATAGCAGTAAGTAATAGAATAAACGAGATTGATAGTGCTTCGGATATTAATACAACATTTACAAATTATAATGCTATGACTGCTGCTAAAGGAGATAATAACGCTGCTATCTATGTCACTAAAAGAGTCGATCTTAAAAATACAGGCACAGCTTTGAAAGTATATTTTGATGCTGTACAGATGACAGGCTCAGATATTCGTGTACTTTATAAAATACAACGATTGGATAGTGATGATGATTTTGATAGTTTGGGTTGGACATTATTTGAAGGATCAAGTGGAACTGCTGATGGGCTTCCAGAATCAGCAGTAGCTGCATCAAAGACTCGCGAAGATTTTAAAGAATATACTTTCCTTGCTGGTAAGAAAGTAAATGGATTAGGTGATCCTTTGGATGAATTTAACGCTTTCGCTATTAAGATTGTAATGCAATCATCTAATAGTTCCTTTGTTCCATTAATTAAAGATTTTAGGGCTATTGCTTTAGCAACATAATATAATGAAAGCAGTTGAAGGTAGAACAGATTTAGTAAGAGATCCTAATAGCGGAGCTATTATTAATATTGATTCACAATCACATAAGTCGGCTGTTGATTCTGCCAGAGCAAGAGAACAATCTAAAAGACAAATAGAACTCAATAGCATGGACATAAATAATATAAAAGAAGAATTGTCTGATATCAAAGATATGATGAGACAATTGCTTGGGAGAACGTCAGACGATGGCCGATAGAAGTGTAGCAACAACAGATACATTAGAGACATTGCGTAGTACTTATAATAGTACCGCAACCGATGTTGGTGATATTGCAAATATTAATGCCACGTTTGCTGGAACTCCTAGTGATTTAGTAGAAGGTGTTGGTTCTAAAGCACATTATACTGGCCAAGCTGATATTGTTACAGTAGGCACTATAGCTACAGGCACATGGGAAGCAACAGACGTAGCAGTAGCACATGGCGGTACAGGTGCTTCTACCGAATCGGCTGCACGAACAAATCTAGGTGTCGCTATTGGGTCAGATGTACAAGCATATAACGCTACATTAGATACTGTATCTGCTGGCACTTATGCTGGCGATGATGATATAGTCACAGTAGGTACAATTGGTACTGGTGTCTGGCAAGGTACTGCTGTTGCTGATACTTATGTTGCTGATGACCTAACAATTAGTGGTGGTACAATAGACAATTCTATTATTGGTGGAACAACAGCCGCTGCTATTACAGGCACAACTATTACTGGTAATACTTCTGTTACTACTGCACAAGTAGATATTACTGCTCAAGGAGATTTGCGATTACAAGATACTACAGGTGGTCAATATGTTGCTTTACAAGCGCCAGGTACTGTATCTGCTTCTTGGACAGCAACTTTTCCAGCTGCTGTAGGTTCTACTGGACAAGCATTAAGAACTTCGGATGCAAGTGGTACTTTAGAATGGTTTACACCAGAAGTTGGTGATATAACTGGAGTAACTGCTGGCACTGGTCTTTCTGGTGGTGGAACATCAGGTACAGTTTCACTAGCAGTAGAGGCATCACAAACACAAATTACAGCATTAGGTACAATTGCAACAGGTACATGGGAAGCAACAGATGTGGCAGTATTACACGGCGGTACAGGAGCTTCTACCGCATCAGCCGCACGAACAAATTTAGGTGTTGCGATTGGTTCTGATGTTCAGGCTTATGATGCTGATAATGCTGTTACGGATGTTGTGCAAACATTTACAGCGGGCCAACGAGGGGAAGTTACAACTCTTACGTCTGCTACCACGGTCGCTATTGATTTAGCCGACTCTAATAATTATGTCTGTACGATGGGACATAATATTATATTTGACAATCCTACAAATGCTGTAGCAGGACAAAGTGGCTCTATCTTTTTAATACAGGATGGTACAGGAGGTCGAACAGGATCATGGGGCGCCAATTGGGATTGGGCTGCAGGCACAGCACCAACACTTACAACCACAGCAGCGGCAGTGGACAGAATAGATTATGTTGTTAGATCAGCTACAAGTATTCATGCAGTCGCTACATTAAATCTATCGTAGATTATAGGAAATAAAAAATGCCAGCAAATGATTTTAAAAGTTCAGCATTTGCAAATATTGCTATTGATTCTGGTACATATACTACGGCTTATACCGCCTTGGCGGATAAGGAAACAATCCTTTTGGAAGTAGATATTGCGAATACAACATCTTCTGATATTACCGTATCCGTTAAAATTAATAAAAACAGAGGCGGTACTGGTGGAACTGATGAAGTATATTTGGTAAAAGGAGCTCCAGTGCCTGTAGGGGGTGCATTAAAAGCAGTCAGTGGCCAGAAAATAGTTTTGGAAGGTATAACGGGACAAGGCAATGATGTATTGTTAGTGGCAGCTAGTGCTGCTAATGCGGCGGATTGTATCGTATCATATTTAGAGGACGTCTAAAATGTCTGGCGGATATATCGGAACAGCTCCTGCTGATCGTGATCCAGAACTTGGTAATAATGTAATTACCACATCTCAAATTGAAGATGATGCTGTAACAGCTGATAAACTAGCTAACTCTATTAATAGTGAGATTTCTGCTAATACAGCAAAGGTAACAAACGCCACACATACTGGTGATGTAACAGGGGCAACTGCTCTTACGATTGCAGCGAATGCTGTTGGTGCTAGTGAGTTAGCAGATGATGCTGTGGATACTAATGCAGTTGCTGATGATGCTATCACTGCTGCAAAGTTAGCCTCCAATGCTGTCGTCGATGCTAGTATTGCTACAGGTGCTGCTATAGATGCTACGAAGATTGCTAACGGAACAGTATCTAGTACAGAGTTTCAATATATCAATACTTTATCATCTAATGCACAGACGCAAATATCTGCTACGGTGACAGTAGCTAATGCTGCGTTACCAAAGGCTGGTGGAACCATGTCAGGTGAAACTATCTTTGCGGATCAGTTGGTGACCCGTCCCGAAATAAAAGATTATTCTGAAACCTACAATGCATCATCTGGTAGTGGTACGGTTGATCTTGACATTTCAACAGGCAACGTGTTTCAGCATACCGCAAGTGGTGGTAATGTTACGTTTACATTTAGCAATCCACCCGCATCAGGCAAGGCGGGATCGTTCACGTTGAAATGGATTCAAGACTCGTCGGACAGAACGATCACTTGGCCCGCATCAGTTGATTGGGCGGGAGGCAGTGCGCCGGATGTGACGAGCGGATCGGCAAAAGTGGATATGTACGTCTTTACCACTTTCGATGCAGGGACTACTTGGTACGGATTCCAAAGCGGAGCGGATTTGTCGTAATGCTTTCGGACAGGTTGAAATCCGTTGTCTCGTCTGCGGCAAGCAGGGGTTTGTTTATAGGTGGTGGGAATTGGTCACAAGCCGAGACCACTATGGATTACATCGAAATTTCGACTCCCGGTAATGCGACAGATTTTGGTGACTGCACAGGAACTCGCTCTGCTCCCGCTACGAGCAATGGTTCATCGGAACGTGCTATTTGGGCAGGTGGGTATAACGCTGATAACAGTTATAGAAACGCAATCGAATATGCGACGATAAGTACACCGGGAAACTCTACTGATTTTGGCGATATGGACACCACTGTAGTTGCTCTACAGTCTTGTTCAAACGGAACAAATGACCGTGGTATTTTCGCGGGTGGGGCTTCGGGCGGCACACGCAATGCTATTAAGTACGTCACAATTTCCAGCACGGGTAATGCGGCATCTTTTGGTACGTTATACAACGGATACTACCAGCACACCAATGCGGCTTGTTCAAACGGAACAAATGACCGTGGAGTGTTTTTTAGCGGTCACGGAACATATAACAGAGGCATCGAATACATAACAATCAGTTCTACAGGCAACGGTGCAGATTTTGGTGACACACTAGCTCTTCAAGGGTCGGGCAATGCTTTTGGGGTCACTAGCGGGGGTAGTACCTCTAACACCACAGGCGAACGCGGATTGTATTTTGGTGGGTCGTATGCGACTCAGGTGAACATAATTCAGTACATCACGATCAATAGCGCTGGCAACTCTACTGATTTTGGCGATCTTACAAACGCCCAACACACTATTGGCGGCACTTCAAGTGGGCAAACTGGCGATACTGCGGTTGTCCCTGCTATGGATACTGGCGGTACTGATTCGTCGATTGATTATTTTACTATTTCTACGACTGGAAATGCGTCTACCTTTGGCGATCTTTCGGTCGCTAGGGCGAAACCGGGGGCGACCAGTAATGCCGATTAAGCCACTTGCAACGATTGGGGGATTATCAAGTCTTGCGGTTATGGACTCAAAGAAGTTGGCAAAAATCTCCGACAAGATGAAGGAGATTGATCGGGCCAATCAAGCGGTTTGTAAACGCAATACTCAAGCAACAGGTCAACTAATGACCTTGACCATGATGTGTGATGCGCCTTACCGCAGACTGCGCCAAGTGTTAGCGCAGATTGAACAAAAACGGAGTGCTATTGAAGATGCCGCGTTCAAACTGAGGAAAGAAAAAATCCAAGTCAAACGGTTGCGGGAAAATGGCGACGAGTTAGCGGTTTTAAAAGCCGAACAAATGGAACACAATTTTTTCCGATCCCGAAACTACCTTGAGTCTGCGCTCAAAGAACTCGCCACTTACCAAGAGGTGTATGACGAGATCAAACAGGCGCACAACATTCCTGATGATTGGGATGAACTCGACTTGGAAAAAGAGGAAATTTCAAATCACATTCGGATGGCATTTCGCAACGGTATCCGCAACGTGATGGCTACTGGCTCATTAGGTCAAGGAACAACGGAATATCTTGAGCAGTTTGGAATCCACCCGATCACCGCTTATCAAATGATTAAGCAGTATGTGGATGACTGCGATGCACTGTTAAAAGATGGGAAAGCACCCACCGTCAACCACCTGTATGACTTTCTGGATCAGTGCGCGGAAAACTTTAAGGATAGCCACAAGGCAGTAATGCGGCGCATCGGGATCAACAATCTGATTAAGGATGAATATTTAATTCAAGAAATGAGGGACGCAGTATGAACTACGCACAAACCAACGAAGGCGCGATCACGACTTATCCGTTCACCCTCGCAATGCTAAAGGCGCAAAATCCAAACACAGGCTTCCCGAAAAACGCTCTGGCTAATGCTGAGATTCGGGCCGAGTACAACATCGTCGAAGTTACAGAAGTCGCCGCTCCAGAATCCGACACTCGCAATGCAAACGAAGTGACGCCGATACTGGTAGATGGCGTTTGGACGCAGACTTGGCAACAGACGGTCAAAACAAACGACGAATTAGCGTTAGAGGCAGTCAGGAAACGGATTGCGGAGTACGGAACCGCAGAAAGTCAAATCGAATTCATTACAGAAAACGGTCTTGAGGCATGGCAAA